GGAGTTTGATCGCCCTGCTGGTACAATATACAGACTTGGCGCTGATTGGGGTTTTGCTAACGACCCAACTGCATTAATACGTTGCTCAATTGATGAGAATAGATTATACATAGATTATGAAGCTGTGATGGTGGGTTGCGAGATCGTCAACACACCTGATCTATTTCGCAGGATACCAGAAAGCGACAAATGGTTTATAACTGCCGACAGCTCAAGGCCAGAAACAATTAGCCACATGATGAATAATGGTTTTAACAAAATCAATGGTAGCGTTAAAGGTGCAGGCTCGGTAGCAGATGGTGTGGAGTTTTTAAAGTCGTTTGATATAGTGGTACATCCTCGTTGTCATGAAACCATTAGAGAGCTGACAACGTACAGCTACAAAACCGACCCATTAACCGATAGAATACTTCCCATATTGGAAGATAAGAATAACCACATTATGGACGCTCTGCGCTATGCTTGCGAGGGCATTAGAAACGTGCGTAAGAAGAAAGAACCTAAACGCACAGGATATGTTGGAAGCGGAAGCTGGATGTGATATTATGCACAAAAATCTTACTTGGACTTGACAAATGGCAGAAGATAAAGTAATTGAACGAGCGCAGAAACGATTTAACCTTGCTGCTGACTTAGAAAGTGAAGGGCGCATCGAGCGCCTTGATGATATTAAGTTTGTGCGTCTTGGACAGCAATGGCCTGACTCGGTTAAACGTGATCGTGAACGACCAGGGCAGGAACGTCCTATGCTTACAATCAATCGCTTGTTTCAATTCCGCAATCAAATCATTAATGAGATACGTCAAAACAGACCAGGCATCAAGGTGCGTCCTGTTGATGATAAGTCTGATGTTGATACTGCGGAGGTTATGCAAGGATTGATTAGGCACATACAAGATGCCAGTCGTGCAGACATTGCTTATGATACTGCCGCAGAATGGCAAGTGGATTGTGGCTTGGGATACTTCCGCATCATTACTGACTATTGTGAAGATGACAGCTTTAACCAAGACATTTTAATTAAACGTGTCGTTGATCCTAACAAAGTTTATTTTGATCCAGAATCAACAGAGCCAGACGGCTCAGATGCCAAGTGGGCGTTTGTTATTGAAGATTGGTCGCTTGATGATTTTGAAATTGAATATCCTGATGTTGATACGGCAAGTTGGCAAGAGGGCGTTACTGGTGATCGTCAAGGTTGGTTTGGTAAAGACTTTGTAAGGGTTGCTGAATACTTTGAAATTAAGTCTGTGCCTCGCACGTTGGTGCAGTTACAAGATGGCTCAACTCTTTTCAAAGATGAATTGCCTGACGAATACAAAGATTTAATTATTGGCGAGCGTCCATCGTTTGATAAAAAGTGCATGTGGTACAAGATCGGTGGCGACAAGATACTAGACAAAACTGAGCTACCAACTTCATTTATACCTGTCATTCCTGTTCTTGGTAATGAAGTATGGGTAGAAGGTAAACGCCATGTTCATGGTTTAACACGTTTTGCCAAAGACCCTGCTCGTCAATACAATTATATGCAATCAGCTAATACTGAAGTTATGGCGTTAGCACCTAGAGCTCCTTACATTGTAGCTGAAGGGCAGATTGACGGTTACGAACAAGAATGGCTAATGGCTAACCGCCATAATATTTCTGTGTTGACATATAATCCTGTTTCTTTTGGTGGTACTACGGTTGGCGCTCCACAACGTCAACAAGGCATTACTACCAACCCAGGCTTTGAATCCGCAATGGCAAGGGCTATTGACGACATGAAGTCAACAATGGGCATTTTTGATGCTTCGTTAGGTAATCGTGAAAGCAATCAATCTGGTAAAGCAATCTTAAGCCAACAACGTCAAGCATCTATTGGTAACTTTCATTTCTCAGATAACCTTAACAGATCTATTAGACAAGCTGGACGTATTATTGTTGAGATGATTCCAAAGATTTATGACACGCAAAGAGTTATTAGGATACTTGGCGAAGATGAAGTGCCTAAACAAGTTAGCATTAACCCTGAGCAACCTGAAGCCAAAATGGAACAACCTAGCCAACAAGGTGGCGTTGAGTCTATTTATAATTTTAATGTAGGCAAGTACGACATTGTTGTAGATAGTGGGCCTAACTACGCAACCAGACGACAAGAAGCCGCTGAAAGCATGATGGCGTTTGTACAAGCCGACCCTGCTGTATTGCAAGTGGCTGGCGATTTAATTGTTCGTAATCTTGATTGGCCTGGTGCTGATGAAATAGCCAAGCGTATGCAAGCAATGTTGCCTCCACAAATACAGCAAACAATGAAAGCTGAAGAAGATGATGGACAGCCTAAAGTTGATCCACAAGTTGAGCAACAAATGAATCAAATGGCTGATATGGTAGAGCATTTAACGCAAGAACTACAAAACGCCAATGCAAAGGTTGGTAGTGATGAAGATAAGCTCGATATTGAGCGATTTAAGGCGCAAACAGACCGCATGAAGGTCATAGCAGACATAGAAACAAAAGCATCGCTTACAGATGCCCAGCTTCACCAATTAGCGTTAGCAAATCTTGAATCTACTTTAGCAATGGGTAACACTGGAGAAACTGAAGATTTTGATGATGCTGATGAGCAAGAAACCGAGGCTATGCCTCAACAACCGCCAGAAATGGCGCAACAACCGCAACAACCGCCAACAGGTGCATAATGTCAGAAGAAATAGTAGAAGATATAATTGAAGCTCCGCTTGTAGATGAAGTTGAAGAAACTGAGGAGCAGGCAGAACCAGAACGAGTGCCAAAAGGCGTACAAAAGCGCATTGATGAAATAACAAAGGAAAAGTACGAAGAACGCAGAGAGCGTCAACGTGCCAACGAACGTGCCGACAGGCTTGAGCAAGAATTACACTCAATGCGAAGTGGTACACAACAACAGCAACCAAGAGCATTAGCTAATGGCGCACCTGACCCAGATCAGTTTGCGGCTGGACGTTATGATCCTGATTACCTAGAAGCATTAACAGATTTTAAGGTGCAACAGCGTTTTGATGCACAACGTGAGCAAAGTACTATACAAGAACGCAGAGCGTCACTACAACAAGCAGAGTCTAAAGCCAGAGAAACATATTCTGACTATGACATGGCTAGTGAAGAATTTTTGACACATCCATTAGCAAAAGTATCTGCTTTTACTAATCTTGTGTTAGAATCCGATAACCCAACGGAAATTGCTTATTATTTAGGCAAAAATCCTGTTGAATTAGACAAGATTAGTGAAATGACTGCTTCACAAGCCGCAAGATATATTGGGCGAATTGAGGCATTATTAACCGAACAAACTACGGATGTTGCTGTAAAGAAAGCCTCATCTGCACCCAAACCAATCTCCGCTTTGAGCGGTGCGAAGAATTCTAGCGTTATCACTGACTTAAGTCAGGCAAAAAGTATGGCTGAATATAATGCTTTGAGAGATAAGCAACAAGCCAAAAGATAAACTAACCCTATTAAATTAATTCCATTTTTGGAGATACACAATGTCTAATACATTACTAACCAGTAGTGTCATTATGAAAGAATCTTTACGGATTCTGAAGAATGAACTAACTTTTACTCGTGGCGTTAATCGTGAGTATGATGAAAAATTTGGTGTAACTGGCGCTAAAGTCGGTGCTACTATCAATGCTCGTAAACCACCACGCTACGTTGGTCGTTTAGGTCAAGCACTACAAGTTGAAGCATCTACTGAAACTTATGTACCTATTACTTTAGATACTCAATTTGGTGTTGATATTTCTTTCAGTTCTGCTGATTTGACTTTAAGCATTGACGAGTTTGCTGATCGTTTCCTAAAGCCTGCAATGGCTACTGTAGCCAACAAAGTTGACTATGATGGTTTGCAGTTGTTTAGAGATGTAAACAACTTTGCTGGTACTGCTGGCGTGTTGAACGGTGGTTCTGTTACTTCTGCTCAAGTGCAACAAACTATTCTTGCAGCTCGTAGAAAGATGACTGAAAACGGTGTTCCTTATTCACCAAGAAACATTACTGTTGATCCTAATTCATCAGCTAACATTGTTTCTGGTTTAACTAACCTGTTTAACCCATCTGGCACAATCTCTAAAATCTTTAACAATGGCGCATTAGGTGATGGCGTTTTAGGTTTTAACTTTGCTGAAGATGCCAACGTGGCTTCATTTACTCCACAGGCGGCTGGTTCATTAACTGCTATTAGTGCTGTTCCTGCTTCAGGCGCAACTACTTTGGCTGTTACTACAACTGCTGGTACTGTGCCTCGTGGTACTGTATTTACTGTGGCTGGTGTATTTGCAATTAACCCACAAAGCCGTCAATCAACTAACTCTTTAATGCAGTTTGTTGTTACTGCTGATACTGTTGTAACCACTTCTGGTACTTTGCCAATCTATCCTGCTTATATTCCATCAGGTCAGTTTGCAACTTGTATCGGAACTCCTGGTTCAACTGCGGCTATTGTTCTATTGTCTGGCGCTGTTGCGGCTGGCCCTTATGCACAAAACTTGGCTTATCATAAAGATGCGTTTACTTTAGCATCTGCTGATTTGTTGTTACCAGGTGGTGTTGATATGGCTGAGCGTGATAACTTTGATGGTATTTCAATGCGTATGGTTCGTCAGTACGACATTAATTCTGATTTGTTCCCAGTTCGTTTTGACGTATTATACGGCTGGAAAACTATCTACCCAGAATTGGCTGTTCGTATAACTGGTTAATATCATTTATGGTGGGTGTAATAGCCCCCCTTTTAAACTATTTTAGGAGGCACTCATGCCAGATTCAAATAACAACAGCTTTGGTATTGGTCAGTTAGATGGCAAATTACCAATAGCTTCATACGCATCATCATCGTATCAAATCAATGGCGGTTCTGCTATTGCTGCTGGTGCTTCTGTCACTGAAACCATTACTGCTACTGGTATTTTAACAACTGATCTTGATGTTGCTGTTAGAGCAAGGGACGTTGTATGGTCTGCAATCCCAAAAGGCTTGCAATTAGTATCAAGCGTTGTATCTGCTACTAATACAGTAACTGTTGTGTGGCGTAACTCTTTAGCTGTTGCAATTCCTGCTGGCGCAATCCCTGCCGCTGGTGTGTGGACTGTTGCCGCTTTAGGTCAATTTAGTAAATAAAACCCCAGACCACAAGGAACGTGGTCAACTAATTTTTTGGCTGGAGCATAAACAATGACTACAAGTGTAACTGCTCAAACAATCATTAATGGTGCATTACGTTTGTTACAGGTTGCGTCAACTGATGTAACTATAACCGCTGATGAATCTAATGATGCTTTTGAAGCATTAAATCAAATGGTTGATGGCTGGTCTAATGAAAGCCTTATGTTATACCATGTGCAACTTGAGCAGTTTACTTGTACTCCAGGGTTAAACCCACATACCATTGGTGTAGGTGGTAGCTTTAGCACTGACGTACCTATACATATTGAAGCATCAACCGTTACTGTTGGGGGTGTTGATTATCCAATCATACAGATTGACTATGATGATTATGCAGTTATAAAATTAAAAACATTGCAAAATGTTTATCCAGAGTACATGTATTTTGATCGCAACTCGCCAATACTTGGCAATCTTTATATGTATCCTGTGCCATCAACGGCATCTACTATTAATCTTTATAGCCGCAAACCATTAACACAATTTGCATCATTAACAACCCCTATTCAATTGCCAGTTGGCTATGCTAAAGCATTAAAATATTCATTAGCTGTTGAGTTAGCGCCAGAGTATCAGGTGTCCGCTGGTGCTGATGTTATTCAATTGGCTATTGCAGCTAAAGCTAATTTAAAACGCACTAACAGAAGGCCATTAACTTTGCAAATTGACCCTGCTGCATTAGCAGTAAGTGGTAAACGTAGATTCAACATCTATACAGGGCAATAAGATGAAATATGACGATATGCTTTTTAATTTAAGCTCGCAAATTAAACAAGCGCCAAAAAAACCAAAAGCAATAGATCAAGATACTAAACAACTTGATTCATTAGCTAATAAGATGATAGGAAATTTATTAAATAAATTACCGCCTCAGAAATTAGATGCTCATGCAACATTATCTATTGAACATGATGCAAAACATTGGGAAGGGTTAATAGAAAAGCTGAAAGAATTAGTAATAACTCCTCCAAGCGTTAATATTTCTCCTGCCTCAATTAATGTTTCTGCGCCTGACAATACCGCCATTGCAAACGCATTAATTGAGCATGGGCAACACATGGCTAAACTAGGTCGGTTATTAACGCAGAAAAAAAGCATTACCCTAAATGTTTTACGTGATGAAGATGGTAAAATAGCTCAAATTGTTATTGAACAGGAATAATAATGGCTATTTATAATAAAGTTGCAGGCGCTATTGCTTTATTAGAAAGCACAGTTAATGCCGCTACAGATCAATGGGGCGTTGCTTTAGCTATAACAGCGCCAACCACTACAACCTTTATTGCTGGAACAACTGATTTAATAACAGGTGGCGGATACACACAAGGTGGCGCTAATGTTACAACAACATCATCAAGTGAAAACGCTGGCGTATATAAATTAGCTTTAGCTTCTCCACCAACTTGGACGGCTACAGGCTCAGGATTTAGTTTTCAATATGTAATCTTAGTTGACAAGACCATTAACGCTTGTATAGGTTATTGGGATTACAGTTCAGTAGTGGCATTAAATGGTGGCAATGCTGATACTTTTACAGCGTCCTTAGATTTAATTAACGGTGTTTTTCAGGTAGCATAATATGACGCTAGTAGTAAACGACAGAGTACAAGAAGTTTCAACCTCAACTGGTTCTGGGCCATTTGTTCTGGGTGGAGGCGTTACAGGATACCAGACATTTAGCGTAGGCATTGGCAATACAAATAGCACTTATTACACCATTACCAATGGCACTAATTGGATGGACATTTTAGGTACATATACCTCTGCCGCCAATTCAATCACTGTTGATAAAATATTAACTTCCAGCGCAGGCGGTACAACCGCTGTTTCCTTTGCTGCTGGCACTAAAAACATATTCTGTACCTATCCTGCGGCAACGGCTGTGTTAGCCGCTCCTGCTGCATACCCCACAGTTCAACCAACCCTCAACCTAGACTTTGCCAACAGCAAAACCGTAGACCCTCGCATTACGTTCGTTCGTAACAACACAGCGACTTATTATGACGGTCAGACGACTGCGATGGCTGAGCAGAATTTGTTGTTGCAGAGTCAAGCAATAGGTGGATCACCTTGGGCTAATAATACTTGCACATCTACATTAAACTCAACTGTAGCTCCTGATGGAACAACGACCGCTAGTTTAGTTACTATTTCTGCGCAATATGGAGGGCCTTCGCTAGTTGTAACTTTAGCTGCGTCCACAACATATACTATGTCGGTTTATGTGTTATCTAATGTTGGCTCAAACACATATAATTTACAAGTGGGGGGTAATATTAGTCCAGCATTTACTCCAACAGCTACTTGGACTAGACAAGTATTTACATTTACAAATGCCACTGCTGGAGCAACTAATGCCTATGGAATAATTGACCGCAATGCTTCTGGTTTTGGTTCAGTGTACCTCTGGGGCGCACAGTTAGAACAACGCTCCGCAGTCACCGCTTATACCCCCACAACCACAGCAGCCATAACTAACTACATCCCCGTATTAATGACTGCACCTGCTGGTGTGCCACGCTTGGACTATAACCCAACTACAGGTCAGGCGTTGGGGTTACTGATTGAGGAAAGTAGGGTTAATTTACTGAACTTTTCAAGTTCTTTTGCAGCATCAGGAGGCTTACAAAATAACTGGTTAGATACAAGTATCACAAGGACAGCAGCTGCTTTTGTTGCTCCAGATAGTACACAAGTAGGGATTCAATTTACTGCTTCTGCTGCTAATGCAACAGTCATATCAACGGCAGCTGTAGGAAGTTCATTAGCCCGTACGTTTTCAGTTTGGCTAAAAAGAATATCAGGTACAGGTGTAATTAATTACACGCTTGATAACGGTGCAACTTGGATAGCACAAACAATAACATCAACAGTTACTCGCTATACATTTGCAGCCACAACAGCTAATCAACAAGTTGGATTTCAAATCGTCACTTCTGGCGATAGCATTGGTATCTGGGGCGCACAGCTTGAGGCTGGAGCATTCGCCACAAGCTACATGCCTTCAGTTGCCACCACGATGACTCGTGCTGATGATGCTGCGTCAATGGTTTCGACTAACTTTAGTAGTTGGTATAATCAGAGTCAGGGGACGATGAATGTTGAAGCAGATGCGTATGCCAATGGTTTTAGACCTATGGTTACAGTTAGAAAGGGCGTATCACAAAACTACATCTTAGCTTTATTTAAATCTGACCAACAACCTGCTGTATATATAAATGCAGTCTTGTCTGCAAATTTAACTCCAGGAACACAAATTGCAAATGTTTTTGGAAAGCTGGCTTGGTCACAAAACGGAACAGTATTTACATCCTGTTTAAATGCTCGCACACCCGTTACAGCAACATCAACTGCTGCCATACCAACAATGGAGGCCTTGTATATAGGCGCAAGTGGAGCTGCGGGTGTAGTTTTCCTAAACGGTCACATCCGCAAAATCTCCTATTACCCTGTCGCTCTTTCATCATCTTCTTTGGTAGCTCTTACATCATGAATATATATAAAGTATCTCAAGACTACACTTGGGGCTGTAATGATTACGGTCAGGAATGGATAGTTGTGGCAGAAGATGAAGAATCGGCAAAGTTCAGTAAATTAGATCATTGGGAAGATATAAAAGTCTATTCAAATCCTAACGATCAGAATAGTGAAACAGTACCCTTTACTGACTTCAAAGTAGAATTTATATCAACGTATGATGGCCCAATAAAAGAACCACACATTATCTTAGTGAGTTATCCGGAATGAAAAGACTAATACTTACAAGTCCCACGGGGCTAACAGTTGACCAACTGACACCTGAGCAACAGGCTGGTATTAGCTCTGTATTTGCTCAGTACATTATGCCAATGCCGGGTACAATCAGCTATGGTACGGAAACTTATACAATCACTACGCCTGACCCTGAGTCTACAACAGAAGCCCCACTACCCGACATTATCACAGTGTACACGGGGTTATCAATCCTAGACGCAACCACAACCGATAACTTTACTGTTGAAGCGATTACAGCACTGGGCCTACCGTTTACAGTCATGGGTATGTGGCAATGGGAAGGTAATAGTGATTCTCCATTAGTTGAGCTACAAGCACTAGACCCTAGCTTTATTAACTATCTACCGGACACAACAGACGCAGAGGGTAATCCTGTACCGCCTGTTTTGCATATACCGAATAACTGGGCTGGTTGGCCGGAGGTAATCTTATGAGTACACTAATTGGTACAGCACCCGACCAAGTACCAGTAAATGGTATGCTGGGGGATATGGCGTTTCAAAACAAAGTAGCGGTCACTATTGGTACGCTGACATCAACAGGTACAACAGCAACTGATTTACCAACCTACAGTGCTGAGTTTATAACTACAGCAACTTGGACTTCAACAGGTTGGACAGGTGACAACACTACTGGTTGGGTCAATGGTGCTAGTAACGTATCGCCTTTATCTTACCCCACAGCCGCAGTAGCCGCTACAAAGTATCAAATTGCTTATACTGTAGTGAGAAGTGCTGGCTCGTTCACACTTGCTTTTGGTGGACAATCACTTGCTGGTATTACTGCAACAGGTGCATTTGGGCCAACTGCTACAACAACGGGTAATCTGGTTATAACACCTACCGCTACCTTTGTCGGCACAATTATTGTATCTATCAAATCACTAACTGCTGTATCTACTCCGGTTATAGTGTTAAAAGATTCAACCAACACCGTACGATTTGAGGCCAGAATAAACACAGCAACTGGCAATACATTTCTAGGTTTAAATTCAGGCAGGTATAACACCACAGGCT